CATCCGGCAAGCTTTCTCCCGTCAACCCTGATGTTTTTCCTTTGGCAGACAATCCCCCGCAATTGCTCCGCAAACGCTCGAGATTGCGGAGAATGTAATTTAATTATTTCCTGTTTCCTGTTTCCGTTTCCTGTTTCCGTTTCAAGAAAGGATTGACCACTTTGACCAACTTTGACCTCTTTTTGACCTAAGCTGTTGTTTTTTTGACCGTCTTTGACCTCAATATTATTCTGTTTGTCCTTACTGTGCTGGTTTTGTCCTGCCGGGTTATGATTGCCCCCTCTTTTTTCTTCTTTGTCCAAACTCGGCTTAATTGCAATTATCAAACTTTTTATAACGGGGTCTTCCGGTTCCTCGTCATCAAAAACATAGGCGGTTAATGCGTCATAAAATTTCAACCTCAAATCATCCGGCAAAGTGTCAGCAATCTTTTTGAAGTTTTCAAAAAACAAAAAACGGTCTTTCATCTCAATTTCTCCCCTATCATTCTTGGAAAATTTACCGTAACTGTGTTGCCCAGCGCTTTATATCTGGCGCTGTCGGACATCTTTCTGCCGTCTGCGCCGTATTCGGTCCACCCGTCGGGAAACCCCTGCAAACGTTCGCATTCAAGCGGCGTAAGCTTTCGTATTAACGGGTCATAGAAATATTCTCCTGTTTCGTAATCTTTGAAAATATGTCCAGTTAAAACGCCGTGCCTGTCTTGGGTTGTCAGCGTAAAGGACGGCTCGCCGTTTTCTTTCATCCGCCGCCCGTTTTGCCTTTTTATTATCCGGTCCGGCGTTAGAACTGGTTTAATACAAACAGAAGCGTCCCCCGGTCCAGCTTTAATACAACGAGATTTTTCAAATAATGGCGGGAATTGATAATTCTTTGAAGCGTTTGCGTATAAACCGTAAGCGACGATTTTAGGCTCAAGATTACCCCCGCCGACCGTGTTTAACGCAGGGCATATCCCCTCCGGAGAATACACCCTGTCCTGCTGGTGGTTCTTTTCGGTCCGGTTTATTTGCCGGACTTTTTGAAACTGTTGACCTTCAATAACATACGATGCCTGTCGGTTTTTTGTGTATCCCTCGCTGGTAATGGTATTTGTGTATTGTCCTTGCAACCCATCAGCCGTTTCACGGCCGCTGAAGAGAGGAAATATTTTTGCTCCGGATTGTCCTCCAAGACGTCCGACAAAGTAAACCCGCTCGCGATTTTGGGGTAATACCCAGCTTGTATTAACAAGCTGCCATTCACATTCATATATCCCAATGTCGGCAATTTCCCGCAGACATCGGACAAAGTCCGCTCCTCGGTTATTTGTAAGCAAACCTTTGACATTTTCAAAGATAAAATATTGAGGCTTAAGCTCCCTGATAATCCGCATCGCCTCAAAGAATAAACCGCTTCTAGCGCCGGCCAGACCTCGCCTTTTGCCAGCAACCGACAAATCTTGGCACGGGAATCCAAAAGTGATAATGTCGGCTTTAATCCCGGAAAAATCTCTAATTGCTCGCACATCGCCCAGCTCCTTTGCGTTTGGAAAATGTTTTTTGTAAATGTTTATCGCGTTCTTGTCTATTTCGGAGAACCAATGCTCTTCAAATTCTATCCCGGCCTGCTTCAGCCCCAGCGCAAACCCGCCTATACCTGAAAAAAGGTCCATATATCGCATTATCTTCTCCCCAGTACGCCAAAATCGTCCTTCTGCCGGTGCACCCGGTCGGTAACTATTATTTTCCGGTTGTCGCTCATCTCTGTCAGTACCTTTCATATCCCATTTTATCCTTATCTTTTGGAATAATAACCGTGCAGCCATAGCAATACTTTAATACGAGTATCAGCAGCTCTCGAACAACCAGAAACGGCAGTTTTAAAGGGATTAAAAGTTTACTCACTCGCTTTTCTCCTCTATGCCGTAAAAGTCGTTCGCTGTTACCTCGCCTTTCGTATAAGCGACAATCTTTGCCATCGTTTCGGGACGGGGAATTTTAATGCCATTGACGTAATATCCCACAGCCTGTACTGTTTTATTTATAACTTGTGCCATTATTTCTCGGGAAATATTTTCCTTTTCAAGCCATTCACCCAATTTCATCTTTTTCTCCCTTTTTGTTTTACACTAAATGTAACATATAGTTTGAGATTGTCAACAACAAAAAGTTACTTGTGTAAACAAACTTTTTGTTGTATAGTACAAGTATGATTGGACAAAGAATGAGAGAGATATTAGAGAATTCTACTTTTTCCCAAAGCGCCCTTGCTAGGCATTTTGGGATGAGTTCGCAACGTATCAATCAGTATCTGACCAATAAACGTGAACCTGACCTTGCTTTTATTGTTAAATTTTGCGATTTTTTTGGCATTACCCCTAACAATCTCTTAGGATACGAAACCAGTATTGACAAGACTTCCATTTATGACAGCGCTGCAAAAGTTGTTGCTGTCGTAGAAAATTTTATTACATTACACAAAATTAAAATGGATACCGAAAATAAAGCTCAACTTATAGCTGGGCTTATTGTAAAAATTCTATCTACTCCTAAAGAAGAACAAGCAACTGTCGTAAAATGTGTATTAGAGTGGGAAGCAGATAAACGAGCCATAGTGTAGTTGACTTTCAGACATTAGCCCAAATTAACGATTATCTTATTTACAAATTAAAAATTCTCGCATCACATTAACTAAATGTTTAAATATGCGGACTATATTTTTATTACATTTAATAGCTATGAGATACTAAAATGAATAAAAAATGGACTATACTTATATTCAGTATATTGGCAGGATGTGCACAATACTACGGTTTATCCAAACAAGAATTTACCAGACGGCAACATCTATTTTCACAAGTAAGACAATACACGCAATGTTTAAATTTTCAAGATTTTAACCGCTTTATAAATTCCGGATATACCATTAAGGATATAGTAGATACAGTACGAAAAAATCCGTCCCCATTATGTTATTATGATTTATCTGGAAAATATTCTCGAAAAATAGAATATCAATTACAATTGTTAATAGAAAAGAAAAAACAAATCCTCTATAAACAACTTCAGCAAAAAGAAGAAGACGAAAATAGACGTAAAGAAGAAGAACGTCAACAAAGAAAAAAAGCCCGATTACATCAAATAGAAAATGAAACAGGATATAGATTTTGTTCTCCGGATACTTTTGATTATTACCTCACTGCTCAAAAGCAGATACCCCAATACTGTCTTTTAAGGTTCGGCTTTTTCCCTCTAGAAGTAGACCAGCAAACACCAGAAGGAACTTTGGTTTCCATACCTTTTTCACACAGTAAATACGGCGGATATCGCAGAGTCTTTATAACAAGTAATCCTATAGACAGAGAATTATTTACAGGGCAATTCGTTCCTCAAGGAGCCTTTATAGGACAAGGTAATTATACTTATACAACCATATTAGGAGGTAGCAATACAGTTAGCCGTATAAAAAGATTGCGCTAGAAATTGATTAACTAGAAAATATACTTACTAAAAATAGCCTCAAAAATAATGAGGCTATTTTTTTGTGAACAATTGTAACAATTTGTTAAATTAATTCTTGACATGTAAGTAACTTTATGTTACAAAGATATCTATAACAAAAGAACAGAGGCAATAATGAGAAAAATTATCCGTGCTATATACATAATCCTGACTACAGTCATAGCTCTAACGTTTGTTAACATTTTGATAATGCCAAAGCATCCTGTGTTGGGAAATATATTAAGCGCATATATCCTTCTGGGAGAAATAACATGGTACAATCACAAATAACCGTTTTATTCACACTTGCCATGTTTGGGACAGACTGGAACGCGGGCATTTGTCTGCCATACGCATTTTCTAAAGCAAAAACGATGTTTGCAAACGCGCATATACATGATTTTTTTGAAAATCCGATTGGAAAGCAAACGAAAAATATATTTAATATCGTTCCAAATTTCCTGAAACAAGACAACCACAATCCCAGTAACAATGGTTGGAATATCAATGTATTCCCACATACCAATCCCTTTCTTTTATTGTTTCGCAATAAAAGGGTACCGGCGCTTGGAAACATTGTCAACCCATTTCTTCCGGTGGGTAAACAGCCTTTCTGTATGTTTCGCAAAAACCGCCCATCGGAAGAAACCTCAAAAACACCGGGAGGGTTCCTCCTATCGCCCTCCCGCCTACTCTGAAAGGAAAAATAATGACTGAAGAAGAAAAGAAAAAAATCATAAATCACCATCTGGATGAAATCGCCAAAATATGTCCACTACGCATCGGCGTCTTCGGCTGGGAAGAGGGAGATAAGATTAAAAATACATCTTTTATCAACGGGGATGTCTTAAATCTGGGTTACATGCTGGCTAAGATAAAAAAAAGATGCCCCCTCCACCTTTAAAGCAATGAAGTTTGTTGAGTTTATGGAGAAAATAGATAATGACAAAACAAACGACTAAAGCGGAGCTGGAAGCAGAAAACAAGCGCTTATTAACAACAAACGATGCTTTATATAAGCTTTGTGTCCAAAACCTGTCCGAAACAGGGCGCTTATTAAAAGCCTATGCCAAATATAACGCCAAACTGCGCCGCCTGGAACAAGAGGAAGAAAATTTTTTTCGCTGGAATTGCATCGTTCTTTGCAGCATCGTTTTTGTTATGCATTTTTTAATGTGGTGGTGTGAGTAATGACAAACTGGGAACAAAAGCTCGACCGGCTGTATCCAAAATTAGGGCATAACAAGCGCTGTGCCGTTTGTGGGAAACCGGCGGAGCACATCCACCACATCATACCTAGAGCAAACACCCTCCTACGCTGGGATGTTCTAAATCTTCTTCCAGTTTGTGCCGAATGCCATCAGAGGATACACGAACACAAACAGCAGCTTATTCTCTCGCCAAAACGTCGAGAATATTTGGAATATATGAAGAATGTTGATTTTAAAGACTTCCTTTTAGCTAACAACCTGACCAAAGAAGATTTTTATAAACTGAAAGAAAAAGAATTAAACGAGGCAATCAAATGACGGCAAAAAAATTAGATGATTATATTGTTAAGGCTTTCAAAGACTTGGGGTTCGAGGATAAAGACATAGCCGCCGGCTGCTGGCTTCTGGAACGCCAAAACAAAAAGACCAACGAAAATATTGCAGTCGCTTGGATTGCGTATCACAAGTTTTTGGAACGAGCTGCACAAAAAGCAGGCATCGTTTTTGACGAACCCAAAATATTTAATCTTCAGGCTAACGAGATAGCTCTTTTTGTGAACGGTAAAAAAGGAGATTTTTCCGCTTGGGCAATAGGCGAAGCTTCCAACAGTAATTTGACAGCCACATCAAAGAACTATCGCTGGGCTATGGCTGAAAAACGGGCTAAAGACCGCGTTATTTTGAAATTGCTTGGCATTGCCGGAGACGTTTATTCCGAAGATGAAGCCGATAAGTTTAAGCAAAAGCCCGAAAAATCGGATTTTGAAAAACAAGCCGCTGCGGAAAAAGCGCAGCAGACCAAAAACATCAACAAGGCATTAAAGGAGGGCAAAAAGGAACTGCCGACGGTTCAAACCGGCAGAGATATTCTGCTCCGCCAATACGAATCCTCGGTTGAATATTTGAAAGGCGTTGCCGACCTTTCGACCAAACCCAAATCGGCAATAGATAAGTTAAACAATCTTTGCGTCAACCTGTTTGAGGCAAATTTGATGGACGAACACGCCGCATTAACCCAAATGATAAACGAGCGGATGAACCTTAATGACGGAGTAATTTACTGATGTATATTGCCAGTGCCGACCAGCTAGATTATGTTTTTAAGTGCCTGAAAGAGCAAGCCTGCCTGCTTTTAGCTAATGGCAAAAAAGTGGATGCCGAAGTCAAAGCGCACAAGCATATCCGTTCCCGGGAACAGAATAATTACTATCATCTGATATGCGGGGAAGTCGCCGATTTTCTTGACGAGGCGGGGTTATCTTACGGCGAACACCATATCCCCTACTCCGGGGAATTAATCCACGAGATAAACAAACAATTATTCGGGATAAAGACCACCACAAAATTGAGTATATCCGAGTTCTGCCAGTACATGACGAGAGTTATATTCTTTTGGCAGGAAAAGACCCAAGGCGAGTTCGCCCCCTCTCAATTACCAGCTCAGTATTTGGAGCGAAAAGGTTATACCGAAGACTATATGCGGGGGTTAAGATGATTTATAAATGCAAAATCTGCGGCAAGGAATTTACACCCCAAAACTACCGGAATGTTTGCTATTGCTCCGAAGAGTGCAAAAAGGAAGGCAACCGGCGCAATCAGCCCCGCCATCGGCACAGCGGGTATCTGTATACCCGCACCTGTCCGGTATGTCTTGAAGAGTTTAAGACCAACCACGCGCAAAAGGTTTTCTGCTGCGCCGAGTGTGCCGAGGAATACCGCCAGATTGCCGCCGAGGTTCTGCTGAAGCGCCGCCCGGTTATCCGCAAAATGCTTGAAAAGGTAGCCGCTGACCCCGCAATCGACATTAATGAGCTGATTAAAAAGGAGTATCCCAAAATATGACTAATGTCTGGAAAAATATGAATACCGCGGATTTATACGGCGCCATGCTGTCGAAAAACCCCGAACAGGCAATGCGGGATTTAATCAAAGCCAAACGTTCGCTTAATCTTACCGCCAACCGCGCCAGAATAAAAGCCGGACACAAGCTGATGAACGCCTTTCACCGCAAGATTATGAATTTAATTGCCGAGTTTGACAACGCCGACAGCCTGCGCTCCTATTCCTACATTATACAGGAATTTGACGACGAAGAATTTATCAAACTTATCAGAGATTATATGGAGTATTGCTATGACTAAATTTTTAACCCGGGTCAGACGCACCATCCTTAAAGTTCTACATATTCTGCCCCACCTTGCTAATTTTCTCTTGGGTGTCATCGGCGCAATTATGGTCGTACGGATTTACAGCCTCGCCGAACGCAATCTCGTTTTGGAAAATTACCTTTTGGCAAACGAAGTCAACGACTACATTGCCGCCAAGCTGGAGGTGCAGAATGATTGAGTTAATCAAAGACATTCAGGAATGGCACGAAAAGACGTTCCCGGAGTTTACCGCAAAAGACCAAGAGATGAAGCTCGGCGAAGAAATCAGCGAATACTGCGCAGCGATAGACACGCTGATTGCGACCGGCTTGCAGTCAGACCTTGAAAAAATAAAGGAAGAACTGGCAGACGTTATCATTGCCGCCGTCAACCTGTTACGTTACCCGGAAATCCAAACGCTTGTCAAAACTAAAATGGCAGCCAACAAACAAAGGACTTGGAAAGATGGACACCACTGCTGATTATAAGGCGTTATACCTCAAAAAATTCTTTCAATGGCAGGATATATGCCACCGGCAAAGCATAAAGATTGAAGAGCTGAAAAAAGAGATTACCGAGCTTAAAAAACAGAAACAGCTGGCCGATGATTTATATCTGGCGGAGCAAGAAAAGAACCTGAACTCTTATGAGGAAATTTATAACTTGAAGGAAGAAAACAAACGTTTGCTGCGAGCTAACTGGCGCTTGGTAAACAGAGAAAACGCTTATTATCTGGGAAAATTCAAAGAGCTGAAGACAAAACTCAAAACCGCAACCAACGCCATACACTCGGTTATAAACGAACCGGATTTGATGGATGCCGGAATGCTTATGTTTTTAACTTCCGCGCTCAATAAAATAAAGGAATAGGACGATGACTAAAACACCTGAAGAACTGACAGAAGACTGGAAAGCGGGAGAGCTTGAGTATGGGCAGTATTGGGTAAAAAATAAAGTTTGGGAAAAGCCTTTTATTGACAGATGGCTCCCGAATTGTTCTTGGAAAATCTCTTGCAAAGATGCTATTGAACAAATCCTTGCTCCCGTTCCAACCTATGACGAATACAAGGCGATGCAGGCAGAGCTTGCCGAGCTTAAAGAAAAGATAAAAAAAAGAGAAGAACTAATACAGTGTCTAGGAAGTAATATTGACGAACTGGATGTTAAAAAATCGGTTCTTATCATTGAAAACAACAAGCTCCGCGGGTTGCTGAAAGAGTGCAAAGAATGGTTTGAATGTTTTGCATGGAATAAAGAATATAAGCATAAATCAGTAAACATTTTAGCCCGTATCAACGCCGCTATCGCCGAAAGTGAGAAGCAATGACGAAATATATTTTTGATACAGATGAAATCGAGTGCAGTTTTTCACCGGGACAAATCAAACATTATATGCGAGAAAACAAATTTACAAAATTAGAGTGCTTGTTTTATTTGTGGGCTTTCAACAATTTTGGCACAAATTCAGATGAAGTGTCTACAGATTTAGGACGGCCAATGTACCGGAAGTTAGCAAGATGCCTAGGCGATTTATTTAAACTTTGCGGTTCCCGTATCAATATTGCAAATAATGTTGCAAAACCAAATTCGCAACATTCCGAACCCAATTGCAACATTATGTTAAAAAATCCTGACACATCTGAAGGAAATGTTAAAGGGGACGACAGATGACTGAAATCTTAACCATCAAAAGAAAAAAGGATACCAAACAAGCTATCGGCTATACTTGGGTTGCAAATTTCATCAGCCTTGAAGAGCTAAATCGGCGTATAGAAGAATATAATCAGAAATACCCGGAAGAATATTACGAAATATGCACCAACGAAGACTTAATCAATCTTCTCCCCAAACCCCGTCGTCGCTATGACTGCGAAGATATTGTCGAAAAGATAACCGATTTTACCACCGAAATAGAAGAAATGTCCGATGCATTGGATGAAATGAAAAATATGTGCCGGGATATTTCAGAACGTTGCAAGAAACTGGGAGATTATGGCGATGATTAAAGTAGGACAAATTTTTGAATTAGCAGTAACAAAAGGACGCGTTGTGGTGATACGGGTTGATGAAACAAAATCACCTTTTAGCTGGGTATATTTCATATTTCCAAACGGGTATACAGAAAGGCTTTGGAAAAAGACAGTTCAAACAGAATTAAAACTGATTGCAGAATACCCGACTTGGCAAGAGGCTGTTAATAGCGAGGAGTTTAAGAAATGAGCAAAACCGCCCGAGAAATTGAACTTGAGAAAAAGCTGGAGATAGCCGTTAAAGCTTTGAAAACAATTAAAACAGCTGCTTGGTTCGGTAAAAATACGAAAATAAATATTGATACGCCTGACAGTCTGAGGCTGAAGTCAGTAGTGAACTTAGCCGAGCAAGCATTAAAGGAGATTGAGAAATGACGATTGAAGAATTTATGGCGGGTGTAGCGCCCATGATGCGTAAAGGTTGGATTGCTATGGACGCAAACGGACTATGGTTTTGGTATTCAAAAAATCCAACTCGACTTGCGCGTAATTTTAACATAAAAAACGGGGAACTTTATAGAATACCTTTTAACATTATCCCCGTTGATGATTGGAAAAAATCAAAACGAAAGGTAGGTAAATCATGTCATATTTAGAAGAACTGCTGCCCGAGTTCAGAAAAGGGTATATACTCGGAGAAATAAAAGGTAATAAGTTTCATTTTGTTACACCAGACGGTAGAGTTTTATCTTTTGCAAAGGATAAACCCGTTTGGAGAAAGCCTACTCCTGATAAAGATGGGTATCTGTGCATTGGTATAAAAATTAGCGGCAAAAACACAACAAGAAAAATACATAGGCTTGTTGCTGAGGCATTTATACCTAATCCTGAAAATAAACCTGAGGTAAACCATAAAAATGGCGTTAAATCAGATAATAGAATTGATAATCTTGAATGGGCAACCGCTAAGGAAAATAGCAGGCATAAAAGAGAAGTTTTGAAATACCGCCCGTCTGAGGAAACACTTAAGAAAATAAAAGAAAACAGAAAAACAAAAGGCGTGAGGAAAAAACAATACGATTTTGCTATAAAAGAAAGAGTTATTTGTTGGTTTTATAACAATTCTCATCAACAAAAGACAATAGGTTTCTTAAATAGTTTTGATGAAGATTATTTTTGGGCTGATAACGGTAAAACTTATAAGTTCTGCCGCCCCGTCCGCAGAGATGAAGTAGCTTTTTACGAGGATAAGAAAGATGATTAAATTTACTTGGTTTTGCCCGAAATGCGGCACTCAAAACGAAACATCTGATGGCGAAGCTATATGTCAAAAATGCGGATATACCCAGCAGTTTGACACCAAAACAAGGCTTTTTATGGATATTTTCCAGAAAATAAGCGAAATGCCGAAAGAAGAAAACAACACCTAGCCCTTTCCCCTGCGGCTGATAGTAACGCAGATAGAGCGAAGTCCGGGGCGCAGGGGGTATAATATCGGGCTTGTTTCTATCCCGCTGCCCTTCTTTCAGAGCATTGTGCGGAGGCTTAAAACCGACCAGCCCGTAAGGGTTCAAGTTTCAGGCAGCGTAAAGTTAGGGACGAATGGCGGTACCGCACAACTCCGGGCGCAGATTTTGGCACATCAGGTTAAATTAAAACTACTGCGCCCGCCTTTTAAACTTGACTTTAAAGGATTTAAATTATGGAATTGATGACGAAAAACAAAGCACTTAAAAAATTAAGAAAAAAGGGAATAGGAAGAGTCCGGCTAAATCACCTTTTAGAAAGCGGGCAGCTCAAATGCGTGCCGGTCGGTTCTTCTTATCTAATCCCCGACTGGAGTCTTGAACAATGCCTAAAAAATACAATAAATCACCCGTCAAGCTTATTCTCCGGGGCAGCATCTACCACATCAAAATATCGGCAGTCGTCAACGGACAAAGAATATTCGTTCGCGAAAGTTCGCACACAACGGATAAAAGAGAAGCAGAGCAATACGCAAACAAACGCTTTGCGCAGCTCATGGAAGAAACTGAATTTAGAACCAATCCAAATAAATTAAAAGAATTTACCCTAAATCAGGCTTTCGGGTTATACTGGGAAGAAAAAGGCCAGTACCATGCCAAACCAGATGACACGTTCAACAAACTCGAAAATTTAACCAAATACTTTGATGAAAATACGCTGCTGTCAGAACTGACGACAGAAGGCATTTATAATTTTGTCCGGCTCAAACGGCAAGAAGGGAGAAAAACCGGCACCATAAACCGCTACATTGCCATTATCTCCGCTATCTTAAATTTATGCAAAAAGCACAAAATCGCAACCCCGGATATTTATGTGCGCGACTTTATTAAAAAAGAGCCGGTTGAACTTGTAAAATACTACAATAAAACTGACTTTGACAAAATATATGAACAGGCCGCCCCCCATTTTAAACCCATTATGCTTATGGCGCTGCATACCGGATTCCGTATGTCTACATTACTAAATCTTAAATGGTCGGATATTCAGGACGGCGTTATATTTTATCACGTCAAAGACAATACATACGAACACGGGCGCCCGAGAGCAAAAAAAATAACACCCAGTATGCAGGAAGTCTTAAACAGTATTCCCAAAGTCAGCACCTATATTTTTACCTATAACGGCGAAAGAATAAAATCGGTAAAGAAAGCATGGAAACGTGCCGTTGAACGTGCCGGTTTGCCTTATAAAAGCTTCCACAGCATCAGGCACACACACGGCACATGGCTGTACGCTTACACCAAAGACATAAAGCTCGTACAAAAATCTCTCGACCACAAAAACCAAGAAACCACCTTAAGATACGTCCACGCCGTCGACGATGGCCTCACGCAAATCTATGAACAGGCATTCAGCACAAAATTAACACAAAATCATCAAATCAATAAATAACTATTTGATTTTAATAAACCGGTTTACGCATTCGTAATGCGTGGGTCGGTGGTTCAAGTCCACTAAACGGCACCATCGTTGAGGGCTTGGTTTTTCTTGATTTGCTTTGTTTTTCGTCAGGACTCTTAAGCCCTCTCTTCTTGTCGTTTTGTGCTGTTTTTTGCCGATTCTTTTCGAACTTTTAGCACAAAATTAGCACAGTCATCTTTCCCGATTCTCTTTAACCAATAAAATCTGCATCCTGTCGCTTCGCACTTTCTTCAGCACCAGCTCTTTTATTCCCTCATTCACCACACACCGGAGCTTAAAGTCGGGATAATCCTCACGCAGCCCTTTCACGAAATCAATAAACTTCTCCCGCGGCGCATAGCCAATCATCGGGCATTTTCCCGGCTTGTAACAGCCTATATACGCATCGGCATGAACAATATAAATTTCTTTCAAATCAACCTCCCAAATTTATTTTTAAAACTGCCCTTAAACCCATTGACTTATTAAACATTTCCCCTTATAATTATTAAACTTTTTTTGGACTATATGAACGAATCTCATTTTTTTCTTTACAAAATAGCAATATCGTGTATTATATAGGCATAAAAGAGGATGTTATGTGCATACAATTTACGTTAAATCCGAACAAAGCAATGCAGACCCTGCTTTGGATATTGACCCAAAAGCCGGACATAAATGTTTATAATATAAACAAAGTTATGTTTGATGCGGATTGTTACAGCTTAAATAATTTTGGACGTCCTATTTATGGTGAACAGTATGTTGCCATGAAGTTTGGCACAGTTCCAAGATTTATGTATGACTTAACAAAGGTAACAAAAAATATGCCTTTTTTCAAATCTTCCTTACATGGTTTAAGCACAAATGCTACCGTAGATATGAGTGTATTCTCTCCATCGGATTTAGAAGCACTCCAGCACGGAATAGATGAATATGCTGACCTGAATTTTGGAAATGTCTTAAATAAAAATCATGAACATCAAGCATGGAAAAATCGCGAGCAGGAATTATCCTATCAAAATGCTGTTAACATTCCATATGAAGATATGATTGACAATCCTGATGTCTTAGAAGATTTAAAAGACCTTGGCAATCTAACACAAAATATGGTATTCTAATGTTTGAAGTAGGCGATGTTCTTTATGTATATAATACGGCTGTAACACCACCTGAACACAAATATAGCGTATTTGTTTGTTTAAATCCTAATTTATTCCTACTAATAAACACAAAAAATAGAAAAATTTATAACTGCATTCCTGTAAAACAGGAACATAATCCTTATTTGAAATATGATAGCTTTATTTCATGCAACCGAACATTTCAATACACTCTTGATCAATTAAAAGAAACAAATAAAGTAGGCCGCCTGGATTTTGATACACTAAAGAGACTTTATTTGCACATAAAAGACAATGTCAATACCCTCCCGCCTATTGAAAAAAATATAATTCTCAAACAACTTAACGATTTCATTGAAGATAATTCCTAATACTTCGCCTTGTACATCTCCAGACACTTCGCCATATCCAAAAACGTCTTCATGTGCCGGTGGCACGTTATCGGCTCACGCGGTGCCTCGACATAAACATATTCAGTCCTGGCGCAGCCGCAAAGTAACAGTATCAGCAGGCAAAGGGCTGTCCCAATCAAAACCGCCCTTGTCCTTCTCTGCTTCTGCTGCCTCCTCAATCTCGCACAGTCGCTTATCGGCTCGTAACGCCTTTTCATCTCGTTTCGCAATTTCCGCCTCCAAAAATGATGTTTTCCCCAACAGGGCACTCTTTTCGCCCTGCAATGCCGCAATCTCCCTGCCCCGTTCGATGTATAAGCTTACCGTGATATACAGTGCCAACAGCAGCCCCGCCACGGCATATGTTAAAAATTTAGTCATTCACTCCTCACGAAATCACCCCATAACCAATACAAAACAAATACTTAAGAAAGAAAAACGCGGTTGAGGTTATCACCCTATTCCCTCAGCCAAATCCCCTCTTTAATCAGCCTTGCAATCCGTTTCGCCCGTGCCGGTGTCTGCCGCGCATAGTCCGAGTTCAGACACTCTTCCGCCGCTGTTTGCCACTTGCCCCAGCGCATCGCTTCGAGCATTTTCTTGAACCCGCACAGCCCCTTAAAGCCTAACTGAAAGCACATATCCAAAAGCGCATACTGCCGCTCCAAATCAAGCTGATTCCAAAAAGAAAGCGTCTTTAACTGATTTAGACAGATATTCACATCATTTCGGCATATCATATATGCCATATTTTTAGTGATTCCTTTCTTCCAATCACCGATAGCTCTCTTTTCTTCGTCAGTAAATGGTCGAGCTTCTACATTATGGCCGATACCTAACGTGAGATGTCCAGTCGGGCAGTAATAAGGCTTCAAAACACAAGATTCATGAAATTCCAATCTTTTTATGATAATATCAAAATCCATCTTCTTCTTCTTTCAATCTGAAATCAAGCCCAAAGAAGTCGCAAAATAAATCTCTCGTGTGTAAGGCTTTTTTTAAGTCCTTATACCGACCAACATATTTTCCTCTAACTCCTACTTGATAAATTCCTGCTTTTGTTTTGGCTATATATTTTGAATATTTTAACCTCCTATTATTTGCTTGTTCTTTCTTTGTCGCCCAACGGCAGTTTTCAGGGCAATAATCACCGTTATTATCAATTCGGTCAATGGAGTGTTCTTTTGATGGCCTTTCTCCCATATCTCTGAAAAAGTTTTCAAAGCTTTCTAGCCATCTATCACAGATTTTAATGCCTCGGCCCCCATAATCAGCATATTTCTTTGTATTTGGATTAAGACAACGCTGTTTCATTATATTATAAATATTATAAGTATCAAACTCATTATAATGCTTTCCATCAATATTATGTTGCTTTAAACGAGAACATTTGGTGCAACAAGTTGTTTTACCTCTCCTTAACTCATTGCCATTTATAATTTTTTTATACCCACATTTGCATTGACACAAATAGGCAGGTCTATCGTATAAAAGACCACACTCTTCTAAAACAAGCCAATCACCACATTTTTTACCAACCATTTCTATTTTTTGTGTCATAATTTATCCTTCGTGAAACTCCAGCCGCCGCATTTCCCAGTCTTCAGCCATGATTCCCCCTCTGATAATGTTCATCAAGCAAAATCCCCAGCTTGGCATTAAGCTCGGCCAGAAGCTTGCTGTTTTCCTCCAGCCTTTTGCCCACCACGTCAAACCTGTTTATTGCCGCTGCAGATTCCCGCTCCAATACATCAACTTTCGCCTCAATCGCCCCTTGCCATTTGCCGAAACGGATAAAGTTCATTGCTACCCCGGCAATCGCCGCAATGGCGCACATTCCTTCCCAGCTCATCATAATGCCCCCCAAATTGCCGCCAATGCTCCGGGCGCATAAATTGCCGCCGCTACGCCGACCACACAGCCGCAGAGGATTAAAAAAAGGCAGATGATAAACAGCTGCCTTCTGGTCAATTTTTCGATAACTTTTTGCTTTATTTCCGTATCGCTCATTGTTATGCTCCCGTTACTGTCTTAAACTCATATTTTCCCGTTTCGTCCGTTGCCCCGGTGGCAAACCCGGTTACCGAATTATCCGGGTAAAAATGGAACAAATCCACCGGGTCGGCATAAACCGCATCGGAAGCGTTTGAAAGGTTGTATGCGTTCAGATAATTTCTGCTCGTGTAATAGCACATCGCCGCCTTTGTCCGGTCTGCGGTGATGTCAAACGTCATAAAATATCCGTCCGCTTTGTCGCTCGGCGGCAACACGTCTGCGGCAATGCTGGCAAAAGTCTTGCTCTCCTGATTAAACTGGAACATAACGAACATCTCCGCCGTTCCTATATTTAAAACGCCTGTCGATGCGTTATAAAACATCTTCACGTTGACCGACGTCCACGGCAGCAAAATCCCCGGCGTATCTGCAACCAGCTGATAATTCTCATCAATTTTATAAACCGTCATCGTTGCGCCGGTATTTGAATTCAACTGTTCAATATGCACAAAAACATAGTCGCCGGGTTCGCACCCTGTCGCATACGCAACGTCTTCAATATTCGCCGTCGTCCCGATAACCGAATTTGTCGTCAAATCAAGAATGTAAACCGTGTCAGTGAACCAGACCAGCACTTTGTTACCCAGACGAATGACACGCCCGTTCTGCGCACCGCTGTTGTTTGTCCAACCCTTCCGGATATCGCACAGCACTTCCGTCCCGATGGTATCCGTGGCAAAATCGTATGTCGTCAAAACCAAGCGGCTGTCGATACAGGCCAGACACCGCCCTTCCCCGTTGTACTGCCCGATATAATATGCCGCCGTATTGATGATGCCGTGCGGATAAATCGACTGCGTATTGTAGGACAAGTATCGAATAAGTTTTCCCTGCGCCGCTGAGCAGATGTTGCCGTCAATAAAGTCAATAAACCTTCCGCTAACGCTGGCAATATCAAGGTTTGTCGCCGCCCAACTGCCGGATTCCGGCGTGTAGGTCAGGCTGTACAGACGGTTTGAGAAAAAAGCATAAACGTCGTTTCCTTTGCAAAAAGGAAAATACATTACACTTCCCGTGGTTGAGTTAATCAGCTTTTCTGCCGTTGCCGTCGTTTCCCGCTGGTGGCTGTTTAGCAGCGCTTTCGTCCCCTTTGTTACCGTCGCGCCCGTATTGTTTACCGCAAAAACCGTTTCGCCGCCGCCTCCGCCGGAAATAGCCGAAACTTTTGTCGCATAATCCCGAAAAGTGACGTCATTGCCAACCTCTACTCCTTTGGCAATTATAGCCTGTTGAATATCTTTTTTTGTTTGCTCCAAATAATCCAGTTTTTCAACCAATGTCCCCATTAGACAACCTCCCCGTTAATTTCATTAACTATTGTCTCTATTTCTGTATTGTATTCGTCATCATTGTAAGCGGATGTTCCCGCCTCAAACGGGACATATAAGACATTCGGACTGTTGGTAAATATGATTGAATCTCCGGTTGTAACCTTAATTTGCGCCAACATTGTCGAATTGTCTTTATTGTAACCGTTGCCGCTGGCTGTTGCAATCAAAACATTGTTAATATAAAGATTGATGCTTCCACCTACCGTATTTCCGGTTACAAAAACCCATCCCGGAGCGGCCGCAACAAAACCGGATGCAATTTTCTGCGCTTTGTTGTATTCCAGTTTCCGGTCAATCTGGCGCTTTACCCATTTAGTGTATGCGATTTTGTATGAATTGTCGCTGTCTGCAATATCAAAAGAAAAAGCAGATTGTCCGCCGGGAAAATAATTTGGAGCTCCCTTCTGATATAACTCAATCCACCCCGTCATTGCCGTCGAGCGGACAAAGCGGATGCCGGTATCAAAAGTCTGTACGCCGGAACCGCTGGTCAATCCCCATGTTGCAGTTTGTCCGATGCTTTCGGAACCTATCTCCAAATATGCTTTAGGCGTAATAGACGAAACACTTCCCGTCAAAAAGCGCCCCCCGCTGCTTAATGTTATGTTTGTCGGCTGAAACAGGTTAACCGCATTGGAATACAGCATAAGAGGCGCAGAGTTTCCCAATGTAAAGCCTAAATATGGTACATTTCCGTTTATCCCGGCTGTTATTGCTGCATATTGCCCGTCAGATGCCCGAAAAGATATGGCATTCATATCGCCGGAACTGCCGGAACCGGTTTGACGGCGCTTGTTTTCTAAAACCAGTTTTTTCCCAAGCAGCGGGTCTGTATCGTTACCCGAAAGTACAACCGCATCGGCTTCCCCGCTATTGCCTGTAAATGTTTTAATTCCGGTCGCCGTTTCATTTGCATTTCCAGTAAGTTGCATAAATTTACCGGCCGTTGCGGCAGCAATCGCCGCATCGATATAGGATTTGGTCGGAATAACTTCTTTCCACTGCGTGCCGATAACTGACGGGTCTGCATTAAAATTAAAAGAGTTGTCGTCTACTGCCGACTCCAAAAGCATTACGTCGCCGGTCTCCGACGTGTACCACAAGCGGCTTCCTTTCGGATATCCTCCGATTTTGGCGGAAACGTCCGTATTAAATGTATAGCTGCCGCCATTTTGCACAAAAAAATAAAACTGGCTCAGCAAATAGCCGAGCCCGTTAAAGTCCTTGCCGTCCGGCGGCGTGCCTCCTGAAGATTTAGGTTGCATGGTTATCGGAGGAAACCCTTGCTCCAACGATGCAAGATAATTTCCGGTTGCATCTTCGGCAATCTCGTTGCGTTCGCCATTATATGCAAAAGCACCCGCCAAAACTTGCGGCAATTCAAAATCAGCTGCTTTCATCTTTTACCCTTTCATTAACTGCCCGTTCCACAAAACGCCTTGATTAAACGGTTGAAATTCCGTTCCCTCAAACCCAAACGTTGAATCGGCAAACAAGTTGTAAATTGCTATGCCTACTCCGGCCGGACGCGGCAAAATATCTTTATATAAAAAAAGATATTCCTCCCATGGCTCAAGCATAAAGTCAAAAACAAAAATTTCATATTTCATGTCCAGACTGTCCTGAACGTAGGCTGTTCCCCGGTTTTTAAACAAATCCTGCAAAAAACGGTTCATTTTATAAACGCTTCCGTCCCAGATTGTGCCGAATGCCCGAATTTTAATTATTTCCCGGAACTGGTCATCAGTTAAGGTAAAGTTTTCTCCGTCCGCACCGGCAAAAGTCCGGGTAACTTTCAGCATACGCCCCCAAATAAAGTCAAGGGCTTCGGGTATACAGGTATTGTAATCCAGAATTTCCGTAATAAAACGTTCGGATACATCTCCGAGATAATTGTCCCATACGGCGGCACGCTTTATCATTAAGTCCGAAACATTGGTGTAACCGTATTGTTTTTGCAGTATGTCTAATGCGACTTCTTTAAACATCAGCTCACCTTTTCAAATACGATTTCGTGCAGAACACCAACATCATCAATCTGCATTTGCAAATAATCTACATAATTCGGGCCATTCGCTACCTGCAGATTTAAAAGGTCTGCCTGATTAAAACTGTCCAACGCCTGCGACAAGACGACCGACGAAATAACTTGTCCGATTTGAAACGGATTATCGGCAATGTATTGTGTCAGGATGTTTTCAATAATATCTTCTACATCTGCCGGGGTATAGCTATTCTCACTGTAGGTGACTTTGATTGTTATTGGTCTGAAAGTAGGACGGCGAATTTTATAATTATAAGTAAATTTAGCCACTTCGTCATAATATGAAATATCAGTATCACCGTTAACACCCGCACCGACAGTTTTAAATTTAGCCATAATTTCCGCAATATCTGCATCTTTACCGCCTAAAACGCAAAGATAAACCGAATGAGGCGCCAGAGTTTCATCATCAATCTTAATACTTTCATCGGTATAATTTTCTCGCCCCAAAACGCTTACGACATCAGCCAATTGTGCCACATTGTCAATCAACGCCCCTAAAATGGTCTTTGCCCGGATATTCAGCCAATTAGCTGTTATCCTCTGTCGAAAAATATTGTCATTTTCCTCTAACGCGCCGACAATACCGCCCAATTCGTTATTTACGCTGTCCCAACCTGTAACCGGCGTTACAATCGTAGTCAGTGTTCCCGCCGCACAGTTTATTGCACCGATATCTTTTGCCTGAAACTGAACTGTTATGCTCCCACTCTGCGGTATCGTCACTTTATTTAACGATACAAATTCATTTTCGCCGTTTGATGCAATAGAACCGGCGGGGATAATCGTCCCGACAGCTCCGGTTAAGGTCGCAGACACGACCGTCTTCCGGCCGCTTTTGCGATAATAGCCAAAATAGGCTGCGGCGACATCCAGTGCCTTTCCTTTTGCCGTATAGACGGAAAAAGAGTTGGCCATGGTCACAACCTCGTTCATTGTCGTTGTCAGATTTTCCGTATCGTTAAGGATGAGCTGCCCCTGAACGGTGCTGTCTTCAAGGTTCAAATCACTACCCAAAGCGCCTTTATACGCCTCCTGAAAAGATTCTTTAATTTTCGACGTGTCAACAGTAATAACGCCGTCGCTCGTTACGCTGAAAAGAGTATTCATAAGCTGATATTCCCATAAATAGTTGAAATTTTCACCGCCAAATTTAAAGTTCCGCCCTCGTAGGTTAGCGAAAGGTTGTTTATCTGGGTGATTTCACTGTTGTCCATAATGCGGGAACGGATTTGTTCGCGAATATAGTCGGTGCCGCCCATTTTGCCTAATATGTTGCTGAAATAATCCGTACCGGCTGCCGTATCGTATGGATTTTCCCCTCTGGCAAAACCGATGCGTGTCCTTGTATCCTGCGCACAAGCATCAACACCTGCAGCTATTGCCAGATTTCCCTGCGTCAAAACCAGATTATTGTCTGCATCAATCTTTAAACTTTCCATAGCCTCCTCACTTAGCTTTGACAATGGAACTCGCTGCCGTAATCGTACCGCTCCATGTCCCGGCAGAAGAACCGGATGTTACGTTAACCTCCACGGCATCTCCCAATCTTGCAACACCCTGACCGCCCTCACCGCCAAGATTAACCGCAGGAGAATTGACCGTTGCCGAAGTTTCGGCATTAACCTCGGCGGTTTTGCAGTTTATAACCAAAGCGTCGCCGGTAATGTTGATTCGGCCGTCCTGCAGGTCTATCTGCGTTTGGTTGTTGCGCAAAATAACTCCCGCTCCTGTCTGATTGAACGTCAGCGGCAAAAATACGCCGTCCGCCCAGTTAAACTGCCGATACGAACCGGCAGCAGCCATTTTCTTCGTCTTTTTATAATTTGACAAATCATACTTTGACGCTAACAGAAATCCGATATCCCCGACGCCCGGGGCTATCGTTATCTGGCAGTTGTTGCCAAAATGCTGGATTATGGGAACGGAATAAATCGTGTCTTTGGTGCCAATCGCAAGCAGGTTTCCCGATGTATCCTCAACTTCTATCAGCGGCGAAACATCTAAAAAGCCGTTATCTTCATAAACTTTAACAACCTGTACCGGTTGTACGGTTGCTAAGTTCTTTGCCAGATAATCTTTGATAATCGCGTTTAAAAGTGCATATTCGCTGGAAATATCTGCCGGATTAAACTGGGGAATATTTTTCATTTGTACCATCCAAAATCTTTACCGCGCAAAACCAGCTGCGTGTACCATTGCGTTCCCCGGGTTTTTCCGATATGCCGCAAAGTCTGCAACTGAAGTTTGGCTTGTTTAATTTGCGGAAATTTGAGCGAATCAACAATAATTTGCTGCCCGGTCACCGGTTCGGTCGTCATACGGACATTGACATCAGCCCCTAAAGGCGTCGGCTGCGGAACGCCGACAATATCCTTCGAGCCAAATGTTAAAGCCGGGATATTCTCCAGCGGCCCGCCCGGCTCCTTAATATACACCCGCCCGTTATGCATATAAATTTCAAGTCCGGTCTGGTCAGCAAGGCTGCGCAGGTTCTGGATTGTCGATTCGTTTCTGAGTGCATAATTGCTGACTTTAAAATCGTCTGAAATCTCCGAAACAAGAGGCAGCCCCAAATCGGAGGCAAAATTTGAGGCTATCTGATTAACCGAAACTTCCCCTTCAAACGTATAGCTTTTGGTTTCTGTTTGTTCTTCAAACATGGACATAGCTTTAATCAAAACTTTCCCGTCAGCCGTTTCCATATCCATAACGGCATCCATTGCCACTCCGTCAAAAATGCGTGCATGGCGGTTATAATATCCGGCCTCCAGCACAATCCGCGCCTGCACCCAGTTCTTTAACCACGGTGTTGCCGACGTCGCCAAAAAAAACATCGTTTCTTTTTTCAGGCCGCCGATAATTATATTGGCTTCGTTCAATGCCCCCGTCACTGCTGCCGAGGTATTAAACTCAACATCCGCATCTTCAGTCAATTGGGTCAAAAGCTGCTCCGGGCTGCTTTTCCTGTAAATGGAAAGGCGCAGGTACCGCTTCGGAATGTCCCAGATATTATTCATCTTCTGTCAGATAAGGCAGTTTTTTTCTGATTTCGTCTTTCTTTCCAAGCCAGATCTTTTTCAGCGCCTCTGCGTTCTTATTCCCCTTTGCGAGAGCTTCTTCGTAGTCGTATTTAAGCGGGTCGGCCTCTTCAATCATAAGGGCGGAGCGTTGCCTTTTAATATCTTCGTTTGTTATTCTAAGTTTATCAGCAGGCTTTGCGAGCCTGAACCCCGGAACCGGTAAGTCCGCTACAACAGCACCATCGGTATAATTTGCTTTTTTAACGGCATGATAACCGATTTGTTCATTATATATAATGCCATAACCATTATTTTGCGCCCAGGCGTTAAATCTTTCCATCAAGTCCTGAAAAGCCTTCGCACTATGTGTCGCATTTCCGTTAAGCAGATTTTCTTTGGTCATGACAAAGCTTTCCCAGCGTTTGGGGTTTTCAATATATGTTTTCATGTTTTCTCCTTACACCAAACTGTATTCCGTATCAAAAATAAGCAGGTATCTGTCATTAAACCCGCTGTAGACGGGGTCTGTATTGCCCAAAGTGTCATAAAAATACAAATTTCCTTTTAATGCATTGTTCAGCAACAGCGGCATCTTGTCTATACATCTGACACCATACCTCTGTACCTCGCCGTCAACAGTAATGTCGGCAATAAGGCTGCCGTCTTTCATCGTTCTGAGGCTGATGCCGACAATCCGCCGATAGCCTGCCGCATCGGTGATTGTTGCCGAAAGTTCCTGAACCGGCGTTTGGATAAGGTTGATTGCCGTTTGCATTACATCCACCACCTTCCCAGATTAACGTCGCGGGTTTCAACAATACCCGCTTTTTGCATATTGCTGTCGGCAACATTGCGCAGCATTGTTCCCTCTGCAGTCAAACGCAAGACCTCGGTAAAACTCATATCTACCTCAAGCATATTATAGTTGCCCGGCGTTTCGTTAATAACAAAATCGTTCATGGTAAAGTTTTTTCTCAAGCCTGAATTGCGGGTCTGAATATCCAGCAAAATCATATTTCTGCAAAGCTCTGAACACTGATTGCGAATAAGTTCCACAAGCGATGTCTTGTTGGTTATACCGTCAAGGTTGTATTCGGCATCGCCAAATCTTATCAGCGAATTGACCGAAATCGCCCCCTTAAGCATCAAGTCATCGGGGTTCGAGTATTTGTAATCGGTATAGTAAGTATTGTTTTCCAGCGGATACTTGGTAACTGTCGCTGAACCGTGAAACTGGCATTCGTCTATCGTATCAAATTCCAGCCAGACCTTATCGCTATTAGCCGACTTTATCCCGTAGGTATAATTGTTTAATCTTTGCCAGATATCATTTGCAATGCTCAAAATCATGAGACGCTCCCGCTTCTGTAGTTAAATGCGCCGCTGCGGTTGCCGCGCGTATTCTGATATAAGACGCTTTCCCTCTGTGTTGCCAGCTGTATCTGCCTCTCGCTCGGATTATTAAAAGTATATGTACGGTTGTCGTAATATGCCGTATTTTGATTTGGCTCGGAAAAATACGGCAGATAAGGGCGTCCTGTATCCATCGGCCCTGCGCCCCTTATACCTTCCCCAAACCATTCGGCCCCCGGTTTTATATACGTTTTTAACCCGGTTTTTTCCAAAATCCAATCTCCTAAAGCGTCAATCCTGTCGGATAACCGTCCCATCGCCTTATCATAAGTCAAAACATCATTGTCATCCGGCTCAGCCAGTCCAAAACCTGAAAGAATAAATTTTCCGCTTTTGGCAATGATGTCTAACAGGTCTTTCAGCGTTTCATACTTCTTAATCGTCTTGTCAATCCTGTCGAAAAAAGTCTGCCAATCGCCCGAAGCAAGGGCATCGGTAAAAGCTTTGGCTAATTCTGCCAAATCGTCAAACGCTTTGTTTAATTCCGGATTTTTAGCCAGAAAGTCATTAAAAGGTTTTTGCAGTTTGTCCCAGTTGATATAAACCAGCCCTGCAGCAATTCCCAACAAGGCAAACGGGCGCAGCAACAGACCTATTGCAATGCGAAGCGAAAGCACTGACGCCTTATAAGCTGCAAAAAGCTTAACAATATCGGCAATTTTATCGCGTGTCTCCGTGTCCCTCGCAAAATCGGCCAGACTGTCAGAAAAACCCTTGATTGCCGGTGCCAGACCTTGCAACATTTCCAAACCGATGGAATTAAGCGCAACCTGAATCTTCCCGATATTTTGTTCAATTTCGATAAAATCCCTTTTCGTCTGTTCGGTCAGAAGCGTAAAGCTCCCAGCTTCGTTCCACTTTCCCATAAACTCGTTTGGACCGGCGCGAAGCATGCGAATTAGCGCATTGTTTTCATCTCCGCCCAAAGCATCAAGAACCATTTTTTGGCCGTAATCGGTCAAAGCGTTAAAACGCGACCGGATAAGTTCTATCGCGCCCAGATAATCCTGGCCGGCCAGATTTACCCCCAAACGGGCGGAAAGTTCCTTTAACTCCCCGGAAGATTCGTTGATTAAGGCCTTCTGTAAATTTTGCAAACGGTCGACGGAAGACACGGCATCGTCCACCGTCCCCCCGAAAAGCTGAAACATATTGACAAACTGATGCAGCTTCTCAATCGGCATATTCCATAATTCGGCAAGATGGATAATCTGTTTCATTTCGTTATAAACTTCGGTCAGCCCTTTTATGCCGAGCGCACCGGCGGTAATGGCCCCCAGTTTGGAAAGCAGGCTGTTGGCCATAGAATCACCGGCGTTTTCAAACTTTTTGGTAAGTTTGTCAAGCGACCTTTCGGCTTCCTTGGAATTGATGAAGAAATTTATAACGGCATCGGAAAACATTTATTTTGCCTTGTCTCTGGCGCGGTTATACGCCGCATATTCATTTTGAACCCGGACATATTGGGCGAGGTTGCATAAATACAGGTCGCCCAAATCTATACGATTTAAATCTGTTACGCTTATTTCGGGAGTGAGAATGTTAAAGATGAGGTTTGACTCTCCGAAATCGGCAAACGATACATCTTTTCGAGAATACTGACGTACGGACGGAATATTTCGGAGCTTTTCATAAAAACCATTTGATGCTCGAGAATTTTAATTCCCAGTTCTATCGGCGCAAGAGGACTTTCAAAATATGAGGCTGAGTTTTCAAGGCTCATCTCGGCAACAGGCTTTGTGCCGCTTGAATCCATAAGGGTCGCAAGCGGCAGCAAATCTTTAAGGCACTCCTTTATCGAACGGGATTTTTCGGCAATCCTCTTATCAATAAAATCAAGTCCTTCCATGGCGTTAAACAGGCGGATATTAAACTTTAACGCCTTGTCCATATCTTTTATTTCAATTTTGACTACTTTTTGCATTAAGGCCTCCTTTTAATTTTACAAAGGCATTGAAATACGGTCGGCAAAAGACAAACGGTAAACTTTGTTTCCCTGCCCGTCGTCTCTGGTTGCGGAATCGCCGCCGTCATATTCTTCAATTGTCCCGCCCGAATATACCGTTTTAACCCCTGTCGTATAGTTAGACACATTAAAAACCATGGCATAGTCTACAAGGCGTCTGCCGTATTTTGCCTGCGTTGCGTCGCACAGGTTGTCGAGTGCCAGACGGGAGTTGGAATTGGGCATCAGCGCAATCGTACAGGCATAAACTACCGGTTTCTGCACCACTTTCGCCTTGCCGTCTGCCCCTTTTTCCAAAACAGAAGGCTGCGGGCGCTCCCACTGCACGCCGTCTTCGGCAATGCCGTCAAGCTTCAAATATGCCAAAACCGGCAATGCTGTTAATGAATATTCAAGGTTTTGAAACCCGGTTTTGTTCGTTGAAATATCCTGATTTATCATTGTTACGCTCCATATAATGTATTGCTGATTCTGACCTTGTTAATCACGCCGCCGCACAGATAGGCCGTTTTGACCCTCGCCCGCTTAAGCCTGATATCCTCATCGCTCAGGTCTTCTATTTGAAAATAATAACCGTTCTGCTCTACAGAATCCGCAGCTCCCGCTACGCCCATGGCCTGATAAATACTGTTACGGTCCGTTTCCGAAACCGTACCGTCTTGCGCAATCGTTCCGTTGGTCTTGCCTTTTTCGTACGAAGGCGCAATCATTGTACTCAGAAATTCTTTGGCATCCGTTCCCTGTAGCTTCAGTTTATTCAAAGCGATAAATCCATTCATAATCCGCGTCTGCGTGTCTTTTTCCAGCCATGATTCGTTGACCTGCACGTCTTCCGTGCCGAAATCACCCGCCATCAGCCCCATGCCGTACAAAACCTGTTCCTGCGAACCGAAACCGACGGAGTAAATATAAGAACCGTAAAGATTGTCCAATTCCTCAGCCAGCCCCAGATTGGTCTGCCCCTGCTGATAATCTACCACCGTGCCGAGCTTGGTAATCGGGGTATAGCCTGTTGCCGGCTGAAAGTTAAAATTGATTGTGCCGTTGACCGTTTCAAAATCAATCGTTGCACATATTGCACAATCCAGAATATTGATGTTTTCCAAATTCAAGTCAACACAGGCAACATATCCCGTATATCCCTTTTCAATCAACGCCTCTTGTACGGTTTTAAACGTTTCTTTGTCCGTAAAGTTAAAAACAAGGCGCACAAGGGAATAAATCGTCTGTTCGCCGATACTCCCCTGCAACCATTGTACAGCCGCTTCAATATCTGCCTGTTCCAAATTTTCCAGCGTCGTAATGGAGTAGCCGGAGGAATTGGCGTTTAGCAGCCGGTCGCAAAATTCGGCAAAAGTTTCCGCATCGGCGCCTTGAGACAGCACGGCATCATTCAACCCCAGCATGGCGCTCAAATCCGTTCCGGTTGTCCCGGCGGTTACCGCCCCGACGGTATGGCCTTTTCCTGTCTCGCCGGCCGTAATGATAAATCCTCCGGTTATAGAACTGTACTCAACCATGGCATTGCCAAACATATCGCCCGCAGAAGAATTAGCGATAATCGCATTGCGGATTGTTGTCGCAATATCCGAATAGCTGTTGGCCGAACTCAGGTCAACCACTACCAGAAATTCCGTGCCGTCAAATGAAACATTAAAACTTCCCTCGCTGACCGCTTTTAATTCTGAAAGCTCTGCAACAGATGATGTTCCTTTGATAAACGGGGCTGCGGCTTCTTTGTACCAGCGCGCAACAACCAGCTTGTCCGGGCTGGTTCCTGTTTTGCTCAAATATCCGAAATACTTCTGCACTTCGGCATATTCGGGAATATTCTTGCCGAAATAAGCGCCGAAAGCGGCAACGGCGGAACTCCCCGAAAACTCAAGATAAGCCGAACTTGTCGGAATAAGCGTATTGTTTATGGCCAACAGCATGTGTTTTTTCTCCACCGTAAACGACGGAGACTGAACCGATGCTGAAATCGGCACAAATTTGGAAAAAGGTAAACTCATGGTCTTTATCCTCAAAAAAATTAGTTAAAAATTGTTTCCCCTGTTAATAATTTTGACGGTTGCGGTTTCAATAACGTTTGTCTTTGTTTCTATCGTATCAACGATAAAAACTTCCGTATCAAAACTGTAACGCCGCATATAGGCTTTGTTTTCCTGCAAAAACGAAAGGTTGCGGATGTCTCCCGTCTTTTTCAAATCCATCAGTGCCCCTCGCGGCCTGACCAAATTAACCTGAAGCGTATGCTGAAACACTTCGGCGTTATAAAAAGCGTCCGGCCCGTAAAAATCAAACTGTATCCGGTAAACGCGCTCTATATCCTGATAAAGAGTTGCAATGCCCGTTTCCGCATCGTAGCTCTTTTGCCGCTGTTGGCTCCACCCAATCGGCGAAACAGGCATAATATTCATGGTTGCAAAATTCGTTCCGGGCGGCGGCAGCGGCGCATTATCCGCATAAGGATTGATAAATTGCAACGTTGGCATCATTCCCTGCAGATAATCGTATATCTCATTTTCCCGCATCAAGATACTCCATTCGGTAAGCATAAGCCTCACGCCACCCGGCATCGTCCCACGCTTCTTTGGCAACAATCCTGTATTTGTAACCGTTACAGACGAAAATATCCGAACCAAACTGGCGTAACCGGTCAAGTTGCGTCGGCGTGCCGGTGATAAAAACTCTGAAATACTGGTATTCGGCCAGGTTAAACCCCAATTCCCGCAATTCCTGTATAGAGGCGGGCTGTATCTTTCCGCGGACGGTAAAAGTTTCCGTCGTCGTTACGGGTTCGCGACTGTCGGGCTTCCATTCCGCCCTTGTTTTGATAAAAGCGAGTTGCTGCCAGTCATTGACAACGGTTAAAAAATCGCCCGCCAGTTCATGAAGATTGAGTGCCATCTTTGTCCCATAAAAAAAGCCCGGAATACCCGAGCTTGACTTTAAAAACGAATCTTATATAAAAGAAAATCCAGCGGCGCAACGCTGGATTTTTACACTAACCTTAAAGGAGTTAACCTTGCCTTAACTTCTTTGTGAGGTCAGGATAAATTAAAAGTTACTTGTTGTCAAGCTTCGTCCTTTTTTCCATCCGGCGGCAGTAAAATAACTTTTCCTCTGCCGTCTACAATTCCCGCGCGAGCACTGTTTTGCAGGTCAAAACTATGGATAAGCGGAGGCTTGTCTCCTTTGCCTTTAACATAAAAAGCCTTGCCTCCGCGCCTCATCCAGCCGCCGTGAATGGTTATCGGAGCGTTCGGCTCATACTTATGTTTTGTAAACGAAGCTTTGACAATTGTTAACATCTCCCGGGCAATGCGGGTAACAATCCGGTTCAGGCTCTCGCCCTCCTCAACGCGTTTTTTGATAATCTTTGGTACTTTCTGCCCTATTTCGGCAGCGGCATTTGACATAAACGGCCGTGGCGGGATTTTGTTGGCCGGGTCGCCGAAATTGTTTCTGAGCGCAATAACAGACAAATCCGTAGTGCTGTTTATATGTTTTTGCCCTTCAACATAGCCAACCTTAGCCCCTTTATAGCCGGACTTGAGTTCATTTTCCAATCCTTTAGTCATTCTGACGACTTTGGAAAGGTCAATTTTGACATCGGCAAATTTCCCCATTTCAGCACCCGCAAGCCGGAATATACCGCCCCAGCCGATAGGGCAGCGACATCTGCCAGAAAAGCAGCCCGTACTGGCTTTGGCTAAACCATTGCGCCTGTTGGTTTTGTGGCACCGAAAACGAAGCCGAAACCGCTCCCTCGCTTGCCGAGGACAGGCTGCCTACCGTTCCTGCTCCGCGGCCGAATAAAAAAGCGACATGGGCCGTCAGCAGATAGAGCATTGTCTTAAGCAAATCATAGTCGCAAACGGGCGTGAAACCGGTGTTGCTCAATATGCCCTCGGCTATGTTAAAAAAGTTTTCCAGCTGCTCGTCCGTAAACTTCCCGTCAAATTCGGGATAGCGGCTTAAAAACTCCTGCACGTCAAAAACAACTATCTGCTGACCGGACATTAGGCTGTAACTCCCTGGCTGCTTTTCGTATTATCGGCAGTTTCAATTCCCGGAACGTCTTTGGGGTCAATCTGCTCCATGCCGGTTTTGACGTCTTTTTCCAACTCTTTGGCCTTGGCTTTGGCATTACTTTCCTTGGCCTCGGCAAAAATCGCCTTTTTCTTCAGGTAATCCTGTTCGGCATGATCCTTGGCAAAATATTCCCATACTTCGGCATCAAGACGGGTTGCCGCATAGCTGCCGAGCATGCCTTCGGTTTTAACCAGAAGCCCCTGATTCATACCGTTAATAACGTGCTTTTTTCCGTCCGGTGTCGTAAAAACCAACCCTGTCGGAAGTTTTGACATTACCGTAACAAAATTTCCGCCGGGCTTTGCGGCAACGGCGGAAATCTGGACGGTATTCTTTGCAGGATTTTGAGCGCCCTGTACGCTTTTGTTTTTCTTGGACATATTGCCTCCTTATATGTTCTAAATACCAAGCATAGATGCAACGGCAAACGGCTGGAAAACAACCGCGCCGAAAGTTCCTGCCGAATATTTCTGCTTGAAATGAGACAGATACGGAACAACGCGTCCGGCTCTCATTTTTTCAGAAAATACCAAATCAGCCACCTTGTTGGCGGTATCGTCGGCATCTACCACATCGGCGAAAAGCATCATCATTTCGCCTGCGTCCGTAGACATTTCCGGCGCCACGACAACTTCAAGATTAGGCAGTCCCTCTTTCAGGAGCGCTTTGACGGAGTTCGCCATCAGGTCGCTCGTTCCCAAAAGCAGCGGAGACCTTGCCGGGCTGATGACCAGTCTTAATCTGGAGTTCTCGTCAATATAGCCTTTGGAACGGGCCGACAAATCGGCTACCAGTGCCAAAATATCATTATAGCGCTCAACGGCAGTTTTGGTCGGCCAGGTCTTCTGCCCGCTCGCCCCGTTTTCCGGCGTCAGTGCGTTCGGAAGGTTCGGGTCATTCAACAAACCGAAGTTTTGCAGGGCGGCAACGCCGTAGAAATAAAAACGGTTCATTGCCAAATCAATCGTTGTAGCCGCCGACACCTGCTTCTCGGAAACAAGGTTAAACTTGGCACGAGAAGCAATATCAGTCTCACGGTCGCCGTATTCAATCGTCGTTTCGAATACATAGTTTTCGCGTGTCGGAAAAGTCGGGTTAATGTCCGATTTGCCGTTGTCCGCATAGTCGTCATAAGGCTGAACAAAACCGGTCTGTTCAATCTGCGTAAAGCGGACATACGGCGTTGTCCAGTCGCCGATTTTGCGCTCGCCGACAATTTTACGCGCCCGGCGCGGCGCATTCAAAATGCGGATGATTGCCGGGTCAAGAAACGCCGTATATTCTACCGGAATACCCGAATTGGGCGGAGTAAGCAAAGACGCATCCATCGCCATCTGTGCCAGATTGGCTTTGTCAATAAAACCCTGATAGCCGTTAAAGACAAAGCCGTACTGTTTTAATTCCTCGATTTTATTCTGCTGCATTGTTAATCTCCATGCGTTCGCCCCAGTTTGATACGCCTACAAGTATCCCGGCCGCAGCTGTGTTGTCGCACAGGGTCTTAATCCTGAATGACGTTTCAGTCGCGCCGGATACCGTTGCTCCCTGAGCTGCATTGGTAATCGCCCCGGTGGTGTTGTTTACAAAAATTTTGTTGCCGACGGTAGGCGTATCACTGACAGTAATAAAAATACTGCAGCAATCGGCAATCCCTACCTTGTATTTTGAAGGAACAATCATTGTCGCACCGTTGGCTATATCCGTAATCGGAATATCCAAAACACGATGAACAATGCCGGCCGGCTGTCCGGTTCCCTTTGCGGAACAGGTCCCATCCCCGTTGTCCCATACAAATTTGCCGACTTCAACTTTCACATCGTCTTCTCCCTCATATTCTTTGACAAGCAAAGTCAGAGAATACATGTGGTTGTAGTTGTCATCCATAAAATCACCGGCCACGCCCCACGGCTTCTGGCTGTTGATTTCCTTCTGAAAAGCTATATTTGCCATTATCTGTCTCCTAACTTGACGTTTTTAAGTTCAGGAAAGTCTTCCAAAAGCCCTTTTACCGCAGCCGCGTCATAAGACATATTCGGCTCCTTTTTGGCGTTTTTCAGAACTTCCACCATGCCGCGATAACTTGACCGGGCATAGTTTTTCACATTATACCCGTTAAGCTCCAGCGCTTTGGCATAAATGTCTTCGGCACTGTCAAAGGCCATAACGTCAACGTTACCGATAAGCGGGCGTACCGCTGCCGCAGCTTCGTTTTTCTGTCTGAACTCGTTTATAATGGACGAGCGGATTGACTGGGCGTCCATTGCGCCTTTCATTCCTTCCGATTCGTGCTCGCGGTCCAATTTCTTTCGTTCCTCCGGGTTCTTCTCCAGCTTTTCGCCGTATTTTACCCCTTCCGCAAAAGATTTGTCTTCCGGCTCCGCGTCTTTAGCCTGCGGCGTTGAATCGTCAGCCGAACGGGTGGAATCCGTATAAGCCAACCGGTCAAGCGCTTCCCTGAACCATTTGTACCATTCCTCTTCCGACTTGCCGTCAACCTCGCCGCGCCCTTTCAACAAGCCGTTTACGCGTTCCATCAGCTCGTTTTTCAAAGCGTTTTTGTCGGTAGTGTCGGCGTCATCGGCAACACCTTCCTCATTTTTGCCCGGCTCTTGGATTTCTTTGATTTCTTCGCGAATAGCTTCTTTGAAAGCCTCTTCCAAATCTTCATCCATCGCCATGCTTTTTTTTGAAGAAAGTTTATTGATAAAGTTTTTTAACTTAACACTCATCTTTCTACCTTTCTTAATTGAGTTACCATCAGCGACAACCACGTCGCTTCCTGCTCTGCCCTCTTTTACAAGAGCAACGTGATTCCCGCGGATATTTGTCATGCGGAAATCATATCTCTGCCCGTCAAATGTGCCCGGCTCAAACACTGGGTCATATCTGTACGCGCAGGATAATTCTTTTTTATTGTCCGATTTAATGCCGTCTATGGCTTTCTGGTCATAAATAACCAGAGAATTTTTCAGATACGGGCGCGATGCTTCTGCATCGGTACCGAGGGATCCAACCCGCAAATACTGGTTTTTCTTGTCGGCGCCGTCCTCGACATGTTCGGACAAAAGCGGCAGATTGTTAAAAGTTTCCGCCGCTTTTTCTATTTCTTCAAAAGGCCGGTAGCCGTAATAAATCTTATCAGGAATAAGCCCTTGCTCTTTCCAGCCGGGAATCTCCCGCCCATAATACGGATTAACCGCCTCTTTTGTTATGTTTGACACGTCTACGTGCAAAAAACCGTTTTCGTCAAGATGACGCACAGAATCCATTTCAAGCTTGTCGTATGCTAACATTTAATAATCCTCCAGCAGGGGAATAAAAAAACAGTGGCAGTTTATCTTTTCGCCGGGAAAAATATAGTCTCCGTCAATTTTAAGCCCCTTATCCAAATCAAATATTTTTCCGTTGGCCTGTTCGTGACTATGCCTCGGCTCTTTTACTCCGGTGGCGTGCTGCCACATCCCTCTCTTAACCCCGAGCCCTAATTGTCGCGTGCGGTTAAGCTGTTCGGTTGCCTTGTGGTTTTGGTCGCGAGCTATCATAACCGCCCGGCGGGTGGTTATTCCGTAGCGTTTAGCCATTTCATCATTTACCCAATTAAATGGCTTTCCGTCCCTTATACCGCGCATTACCATCCCCTCAACCTCCGTAAAATACTTTTCGGGTATGGATTTTATAAGGTTTACGTTTTCATGAACAAAACTCTGAACGGCATTAGTTAAAGCCGGGGTGCGCTTAAAATCGTGCAACAATCCCAAGTCGCTGAGTTCCTGCTGAAACTTCTCACTTTGATAATGCCGGAGCGCTCCTTTTAATGCCACCTCCGTATAACGGTCAACACTGTTTACAAACCATAGCGAAAGGCTTCGGGCTTTCTTATTAAACAACTTCTGATATTTGTCTCTCAGCCCTCTTGCCAACCGATACAAAACGTTAGCCGGAACGGCATCAGCCGCAATTTGAGCCTCCTCGCCCTGATATGCCCGCAAAATCTCCCTTTGCGTTTCTTTCTGCATTCTCGCAATTAAAGCCGCCAACTTCTTGCGATAATCCATCTCAATCCCTTTATTAGGGCGGATTGCCCGGAGTTTTTTATACTTTGGTTTCATTTCTCTTGACTTTTTCACCGAGTCGTGATATATTAAATATAGAAAGTTAGGCAGAACTGCAGAAAATTCGACCTCGCCTGCCGGGCAGCGCTTTAACGCTGTTACGATGAAGGGATTCCCTTAAATGGGGTTCGGTCGTCCTCCCTGCCTATCAAGTATTAACGGTAAGAAGACCATAAAGCCCGCAAGGGCAACTGCCCCGGATGGCGCTTGTTTTACAAGTTCATGAGGGGAACGGCAGTCCCTCCTTACCGTTTTTCTTTTATTAAAGCTTTTTTCCCACGCTCTCTAACCTTAAAAAAGTGTACAATATCAAAATATCCGTCTTCGTTTTGTTCAATGTCTAAAAGGACAAGCGGACTGTCCTTTCCATCACTTTGCGATATAAAGTGATAAGATCCTTCTCTTTTTCCTGGCACTATATATTCAGGAGAATATAAAGCCTGAGCAATTAAAGAGACAGCTTCTTCAGACGAAATGTCGGGATGGCGATATTTGTTTAAGTCAATAATATTTTTCTTAAGTCGCACCGGTTTGCTTTCAACACCCAACTCTTCCAAATCCTCAGAATTAAGTTCAGGGAGAATGTTATCTTTGTTAAAATCAATTTTAACCGATTTAATCTTTTCTTCTATATTCACTTTTTGGCTCTTGCCCACTTTTTCGGCCGAACCGCCGACTTTTCCCGGACGCCCCTCATGGTTAAAATTTCCGCTGCCACTGCCTCCGTCTTGAATTATAGCACCGTCAAACACTGCCCCGGCTTTGTCTTCGTCGTCAATATCGTCGAAGTTGTCGGTTTCTGGGACGTCATCAACATCAATATTGGAATAACCGCTGTTCGGATTATCTGCCAAAGCACCCCGAACTTCCGTATTAGAAAGCGAACCGCGGTCAACATATATTGCCGCCGTATCAGCATTTATTTTGTTAATTTCGGCACGTTCGCGCTCATCCATTTCCCACAGTGGGGCAAACTCAAACGAAATATTGGAGTCAATTTCGCCGTAAAGATTGAGTTGAAGGATTTTTAAAACCTTCTCGACGGCATCATAACTTATTTTCTCGTTCAATGAGTGTATTTTGTCGTAGTAAATACGGTTCGTACCCTCAGAAGACGCATTCAGCCCTTTTGGCAAATCTCCGAAATATTTATCTTTGCTGATACCTAAAATTACCGGGGCCAAATCAAGCGACATGCTGACAATATCCGTAACACCGGCCAGCGGAGTATTTATCTGTTCAAGCTCTTCGCGTTCCTTGTCCAACAAAAACATTCCATCGTTGGAACGCTGGGAATTTGCAAATTTAACACGCTGAACTAAAGATTCGCAGCTGCCGTTGTTTAAAAACGCAGACATATCCGTACGCCATACCGTCATCGAAAACTTATTTAAAAGACGCTGGGCGGAACGACGGTTTTCGGTAAAGTTCTGCACATATTCCAGCACCTGCTGCGCCAGCGAAATGCCGAAAAAGTTATACAGCGGTTTCAGGATAAGCGGTACTTCATTCTGTGCAAAATACAGAAAACGGCTTTTATGATATTCCTTGCCTAATATGAACCAGGTCTCCGGATTGAAATAATCTTCTGACGTCGGGTCAAGAGTATCATAAATCCCCGGATAAATATTGATTGGCTCAATTACCTTAAACCCGCGCAACATCCCTTTTTTAAACGTAAAGGAATCCAGAAAAAGCGGGGTTTTCTTCTCATCGTCATCCAACGGCCCTACGTCAATATAGACCAGACAACCGCCCTGATAGCCGCACATGGAAATAGCCTGATTAAATATGTTTTTAACCCTGAATTTCTGCAAATCGCTCTCAAGTTCGCTTATTTTAGCGCTTAAATCGATATCCCCTTTAGAGGTAAGATTGATAAATTTGCGCGTCATATCATCGGCAATCGTCTCTATGCCTGCGCGTATAAGCGGGTCTTGGGCAATATTGGACAACAACGGATAGCCCAAAAATTTCGGCATTGCCAGTTGGCGCCATTCGTCCGAAAATTTACAAATAACGCCTTCGATACATTTGTCCATGGCCATGACACGGGGATTGTCTTTCGGCTTGCCCAGCGTCGTAGGAATTCTATACTCGGCCACCGGATTATTATAAATCTCCAGCGCCCGCGATAACATATCTTTAGGGCGGGAATAAATGCCCATATCCTCAATGTTTCTTATTGACATCGGTTCCCGTATGGATGTCTTCAGCTTATTTTTTTCGGTTTTCTTCACCATTCGTTTGTCCTGAAATATTGTGTCCAGTTTGGGTTGATGCTCATTGGCGGTTTGCGGAAAGCTATATCAACTGCATCGCACACCGTATCTACAATATCATCGTGTTTGTGTTTCATATCGGCGGAAAAAGCCCCGGCCTCCGCCATTACCTTGCGGGATATATCGGTATCCCTGTTAATCGGCAGATAAACGCGCCCGTTTTCAATATGGACAGATGCGTCAAGAACACGGGTTAATTTATCGGTTATGCGCTCAATCGGCACAATTGGAATAAGAAACTTGCGTTTTAAAGTCTGAATCAGGCCGGTTCCGCTCGCCTTGTCTTCGATGTACAAAGCCCGGGGCTTTATGCCGCCAATGCCTTTCTCCCACTTTTTCCAAAACGCCACAGTCTGAACTTCCAAATCCGGAGCTTCCCACTTGCCGTGTATCATATCTAAAAGATACAACTCATCCTGCATGGTAACGCCCCAGAATGTGATGGCGGTAAAATCGTTGGCTTCTTTCGTTTTTTGAGCGGTGTCTCCGACCATAAACATATAGCGGTATTTAACATCTGACGTCGGATAGAAGCGCCACCATTCGTCTCTAATAATATTGCCGCCGATAATCTGCGGCTCTTGCTGATATAATGCCGACCATTCAAACTCTGTCAGGCTCTGTTTGGTTTCCATCAGCTTGTCAAAAGAATGCAGTTCGGGAACCAGCGCCTCACCCTGCCCGTTAATTGCAGGAAAAGACAACACTTTCAATCGCCCCGTATCTTTGTTCTTTTCAATAATATATCCAAGCAAGTCCTCAACGGTCCAACGCGTCGCCATGATGAGCTGGCCGCTTTTCTGGGACAGCCTGGTTAAAAATACCGTATTGTACCAGCTTATAACTGATTCTATTATCGTCTCGCTTCTGGCCTCTTTCATATTTTTGAAAGGGTCGTCAATAATTCCGATATCGACGGATTTACCTGTTAACGGGCCGCCGACGCCGGTAGAAACATAATATCCCCGGTGCCCGACAATATCAAAACGCTCATTATTGCGCAATGCCGGATTAGTCAGCAAAGAAACACGTTTGTTGTTAAGCGTTGAGTGCGGGAATATGGCTGCATATTCCGGTTCGGTCATAATCCTTTGAACATCACGATTCATAGAAGCAGCCAAATCTGACGAATAAGAACATTCGGCGATGCGAAACTCAGGATTTTTCCCAAATGCAAATGCCGGAAATCTTCTGCTGGCCAGCTCCGATTTGCCATGCTGCGGCGGTGCCTGAATAACCAGAATAGGCCTCCTGCCCTGTCCGACATCAATCAGGAACTGGTTTAACGCATTGCAAACTTCTATGCTGAATTTCGAGAAAAAATATCCTTTATGCGTTTGCTTGACAAAATATTTAAAATCCCGCCGCGCCAATTCGTTTAAGATGTCATATTGCGTAATTTTAACGTCATCAGCCAATCTTTTCGTCAACACGCTCAACCAATAAAAGAAGTTTATCGTCAGAAAGCCCGGACAAATCCACCGGCGGAAGCAAATCCTTGCCGTCTTTGCCGGTTATTTCGGTCTTATCAATATAAAGTCCAGCCAGTTTCCCCTTAAGTTCCTCCGCCTTTATCGCAGCGTTAACGTTACGGGAAGCAATCGCCAGCTTCTGTAATTCATTAAGCTTGTCAAAGCTCTCCACATCAGTATAGCCAAGTTCGCGGAGTATGGCTCTTTCACGGCGAACTTCCCCGGACTTTTTGCCGCCTTTCCGTCCTCTTTCTCTTGCTTCGCTCTTGCTTCGAACCGGTTTTAAATTCTGTTCATTCGCCATCTTCCATCCTCACCAATGCCAGCTTTGTCAGGAAATCCTTGCTTATGTCGCTCAACAAAGTGGCTACGCCGGCCGGCTGTTCTTTGTCATTAAGAAGTTCTTCAATCTTTTCCAAAACTGAAGCGGCCATTTCCGCAATATCTTTATTAATTAGCTCAGGGCGGAGAATATCTTCGTTAAGCTGTTCGGCGGCACCGGCAGCCATATAGACTTTCTCAGCAATATCATCCACCCAGCCATCAACATTTTCAATCAGGCGGTCATATAACAGATGCATGCCATAATTAGACGACTGCCAGTGTTTGAGCTTGCATGCGTATTTATAAGCTATAAGGTTTTGTAAAAGTTCTAACATTAATTCCTCTTGACATTTTCGCCGAGTCGTGATATATTTTATATACATCCTGAAAGCGAGCGTAGAACTCGGTCTGTCGCTCTTAATGTCGGATATAGTGCAAAAGTCCTCCGACGCTTTCAGGTAAAACCTTAAAGCAGTTGAGAAATGTGTCCGCAACTTATTTTAAACGGTCCATCAAGATTTAAAAGCTTTAAGGTTTTTTCTGTTTAAATGCCGTCAACAAAAATTTGATATTCTTATCGCCGTCTAAGTCCGGCGAAATAACTGCTATCTTGTGGTCGTAATAAATCTCAAAGCGATTTTTCCCATTAAAAGACAATTCCCCTTTTTCAATGACTTCAGCCAAAGAGTTCAAAAATTCCCCTAGTTTTTCCAATGGATACTTACGCCGGTACAATATATGACATAGACCTTTATCTTCGTTACCCCAAATCAAATCTATGCCTCCAATATCTTTACGCCAAAAAGCATCTTTGACAAATCCTTGGCGTTCTCTTAACAGTAAATTAATTGCCTCTTGTCCCCGCACTCCCGTATATTCTCTGCCTAAAAATGAATGCCCGTTATTATCCGTAAACCGCCCGGTATCATCACGCGGATGGTCAGTTTCATTCCATCCATCAAAAGATATATTACCTACGCCGTTGATTTCATTGTAAATTATTATCATTGTTTTTCTCACAAAAAAATCCCTCCTCAAATTTTGCAGGAGGGATTATGTTTACAACCTTATTGGAGAATTGAAATAATATGAGGTAATAAAAAAGCCCCGAAAAATCGGAGCTTTTAACAACATACACTAATGCTATTATGGCAATTTTAGGGTATGGTTTTTAAAAAGTCAATACCTTTTTGAAATTGTGTATATTTTTTACATTCGCATATTTTTCAATCTATCCAATTTTTAAAAACTGAAAATAGTTCAACAAAAAAGACGCAACTCTCCAGAGCCACGTCTTCCATTGTAGTGATTTTTATCTCCACTCATTTGATATGTCAAGCGTTATTTTCAGGATATGGATTTTTAACCGCAAGTGCCTCATCAAAAATACAATTATTATTCGGCCGCCAGTTGTAATGCATGCTCTCCATATCTTTTTCCAGCTTGGAAATTAACCAAGGACAGGCATAAAAAACTACATCCGAATGACTTCCACCGCATTCCGCCAATAATTTTTCCATGCCATCAATATCCGGATAATTGTCCGGCAATATATTAACTAACGCCGCAACGGCACCTTTTTCAATCTTCAGATAAAAATTGCTGCGGCACAATATACCTTGCAAAAATCTAATATGTTTTTCGCTGTTTTCCCGCAACAGATATGGAACCAATTCAATTAAACCTCTTTCTTTCACATCTGTGCCGAAATAACGCCCGGAAACAGCTCTCTTATTAAGCGCCACAATTGCCATCCTGCCATTTCCCGCAATATGGCATTTGTCGTTTTTATCAGCCTCTTCAATTAACCTTCTAAATAGCTTTTGTTCTGAAATTTCACCAATACGCCGATAATCAATCTTTGCCTGCGATATTTTTTCATCAGCACAAATCTCTTCATATATCAGCATACGCCAAGCGTCCGGAGACTCCCTAAATGGTGCTGTATCTTCAAAATCAATTTCGTCAAATAACTGCACATTCAATTCTTCTACTTTTTTTTGCTGTTCCTGCGACAGTTTCGCCGCGACCTCTTTTAATTTCATGATATTTCTCCCAAAAAAAAAGTCCACCATCAGGCAGACTCTTAAACATTAGAATAGTAGCATCCTATTTTTGACAAACAATTGTTTTGTTATTCCGTGTGAATAACTCATCAACGAATGCCGTTATAAATACGCATTGCCCTATTTTTGTACTTTCCTAAAAAACAGAGAAGTAAAAAAAATGGAAGTTGGCTTTAGGCACAACTTTCCATTATATAAAAAAAATAACACAAGTATATCAGTTTGTCAAATATTACTTTTATATGCACATATACACAAAAAAATGTAGCTTTTAATACCGCAGACCTAAAAAAATTTCTATAATCCACTTAGTCATAAAAATAAATCAGCATATTTTCTAATTCTGCCACTTATTTTGTCTCCCAAATATATTATTTGCTTTTCCCTCCCAACCAGTCGGCAAGTGAAATGCCATCACTGTATCCTCTGAGCTGAGGCTTTGTTCTCTTTCCGCCATAATGGATGACCAATCTGTCCAACCCTCGGCACAAACACTCTTTTCCTAACTCAAGGTTATGGTTATATTCGGCAAAATTTACTCCCACGGCGCTTATTGGCTTATTTTGCAGACAAACCCTGCCTATAATCCGTCTTTGTCCCTCTGTAAGTTTTTTTTGCGCCTTTTCAAATTTAGCGCGGGCATCCAATAAAAACACCGGCGTACTCATCTTCGGGGTATAATCAACTTTCGGCTGTGCTAAATCAGGCAACCGTACTGTGCCATACTGGCAGGATTCATGCTCCTCCCAAAAAGCAATGCCGGCTGCCAACCGTTCTTCTGAAGAGATATTTTTATCCCCATAAACAAGCCACCCTTTGGCATAATACTTTTCAAGTTGTGATTTTCCCATCTCGCCACCTTATAATCCTTGAACAAACTGCAAAAATTCTGCCTTACTGTTGGTTTTAAAAAAATCTCCGGCCGTACTGACGGCGTTAAAGGAATATTCCCCCTGCTTTGGATGCTTTATGTAAAACATTTTCCAACCGCTAAGTATCTCCATTGCCTGCGACAACTCCATCTCAATGTCCTTCTTTTCCTGCTGCAAGCGCCGGTATTCTTTATTCGCCGGCATCCTATTTCGAACATACCATTCCCGAGAGACTTTCCTAACGCATTCTTTGCAATGTGTCTTATACCCGTCTCTGTAGCCCACATTCTCGCTAAACTCACTCAACGGCAGCTCTCTCCCGCATTTTGTGCAACGCTTAGTCTCTACCATTTCCAGCCAATCCTCACATTCTGTATAAAAGCCATTAAATCAGCAATATTGCCAAACGCAAAACCCCGCCCGTCAGCATTAACCGCCTCATACCGTATCTCGCCCATCCACTCCGCAAGATAAAAGTCATAACCGGCAAAAGATGCGATAAACCTTTTTACTCCCATCATCTCCGCAAGCTCCCGTCTAAAAGCGCCGGAAATCCCCGTTGTATTGTTGCCAGTGCCTGCTGCTTCAACTGCTGACGTTCTTCCGGCGTCATGTTTTTGATATCATTGTCGGACTCGCAAAAATACGGCCGCCCGTATTTTTCCACACACCAACGGCGCATACACTCGCGAAATTCCTCGTGCGTTGGGTGGTAGATATTGGCAACAAACGGATAATAATCCGCCTTAATCCGCCGCCACACCTCGCTGTAATGAGGAACGAGCCAGTTCATATCCCCGTTTTCCTTATCCAGCTGCTGATAACGCGTATCATAATCCGGCTCGTTCTTTTCCGATTTTGCTTTCGCCATTTCCTGTTCGGCATGAATGCCGGCAACGTTCATAATTGCCTTAATCTGGGCAATGTTCGGACGCGTCCGGCTTTTCTTGACGTAGTGGACGTCAATGGCATCCAGCACATCGCGGAGGTAAAACCCCTCAAAAGCTTTTTCCCACGCTTCAACCCTGACGCTGTTCTGCTCGGCGAAAATCCGCATTTCCTCATCCGTCGTATCGCCGTGGTAAAGCTCCTCAATGTGGCGCAAAATCTCAATTGCCTGCTTCATACCCAACTCCAATCGTGTTCCTTTTTCTCGTTCATCCAATCGCCAACGTGATGTTTGTTAGCCTCGGCGCGCTGTCTGGCACTCTCCAGCTTTGTGAATTTTTCGCGGAAGCTGGCACCGCTTTCCGCCACCGGGACATAGTCTCCCCCAGCATTTTCCGAATACCACTCCAGCATTGCACTTATCCGCTCGGCAGAAACGCCGTCGGCAGTTTGCAGCAAATCAAACGA